TGCCCCACTTGTCTCAAAGTTTGTGCCAGATGCATCAGAGTATATGTATGAGTTACCACCACCATCTATCCGAATAGTACCTCTTACATCTAATGTGCTAGTAGGCGAACTCGTCCCAATGCCCAACGACTCAGCACTCGCATCCCAGAAGAACTTTGCCGTGGTGCCTGTGTCCTCATACAGCGACAGATCGCCGTTGGAGGCAAACAAGGCGCGGTTTACACTTCCTCCAGTTTGAATGCCGATATTCCCGGCAGCATCTGATGCACGGATGTAACTTGTGCTTGGGCGTGTAAATGTCTGAATCACGCCCTGACTGTCGATTGACCAGTTCGCCAAGGTTCCAGTAACAGTCAGACCATCGCTGGTCAAAGTACCCGTGATGTCTACGCCTGTGCTGGTGGTGGCGAGTTTGGATGCGTTGTCGTAACGCAAGGCGACGGCACCATTTGCATCCGCTTCAATGTATGACTCCCCAGCAGTGCTTTGAACACGGAAGTCATCCGCACGGATAATAAGGTTGCCCGTGCCGAGTTCTTGGATAAAGCTGTTTGAGCCATCATGATAAATCTGTAGGTCAGACCCAGCGCCGAAGATGGCTTTGCTGCTGTCCGCGAACGTAATGTCGTCGCCAGAGGACACAGAAATATCCGTACCGCCAGTCGTGTTGCCGTTAGCAAGAACCTCAGACAGTTCGTTGTTCGCGCCAACCTGTGTATCCACATACGCCTTAATCGACTGTTGTGTTGCCAAGGCTGTCGCGCTATCGGACGCCATGTTGTCTTCGTCCAAGATAGCTGTAACCGAAACGCTGCCCAAGCGCAGGCTGTCAAAGTACGCATTGTTAAAGACGTTCGCCGCTACCGCGCCTGTTCCCGCACCGTCAAAGTAAACAATTGCTGTCGTTCCCGCAGGAACCTCGTAGTCGTTACTCGCGTTGTACGTGCCTTGGAACAACAAAATACTACGTGAGCCAGACAGACTGTTACGGACATAAATAATCTTTTCCGCGTCATTCGGTGTTAGCTGCACGTAAGCTGTTGCACCTAAATCCGAGCCGTCGTTAAAGATAACCATCCGATTACGACCATTGGATGCCGCGCCATCGCTGATAGGCAGTGTATTTGGTGAACCAGAAGACCCCGCCGAAGCCAAAGTCACCGTGACCTGACCATCAAGAGCCGTGTCTAAAAGTTCAAGGTTTGTATTGGTTGTATTACCCCATGTACCCGACTGTTCACCAGTGGCTATGAGTTCGATACCGTTGTTTAATGTATATGTACTGGGCATGGTTTTCCCCTATGCTGCTATGTCTTCCCAACTTGGAGTCTGAGACGGTGATTCGTCACTCCAAGAAGGGGTGGAAGATGGTGTTATCGGAGTATAACTCGGATTTTGATTTGGAGCAATCTGCGAGAACGATGGATTTTGCGTTGGTGTTATTGGAGTATAACTTGGATTTTGATCTGGAATAATACGACCCCAGACAAGAACTGGACCTACTTCTCCTGTTCCTGCAACACCTGTGACAGAAACATCTGCATTGGCTGTAGTCGTAACAGAACCTACGGCCCCTGTCGCTTCAACGCCAGTAACCTGTATTGTTATTCCAAAAGTAACTGTAACTGTACCAACTGAACCTGTAGCTTCTAGCCCAGTTGGGGTAACGTTTGCCGTACCCGTTACTGTAACGTCACCAACTGAACCTGTGGCCTCAAGGCCAGTAACAGCTACATTTGCCGCAGCAGTTACAGTGACAGTGCCAACCGATGATGTCGCTGCCAATCCTGTAACAGAAACATTAGCTTCACCGATAACCGCAGCAGTGCCAACACCACCTGTAGCCTCTACACCCGTTACGGCTACATCCGCGTTGGCCTGCACCGTAACAGACCCAACAGCCATCGTAGCCTCAAGGCCCGTAACCGGAACATTCGCATCACCAGAAACGGTTGCTGTACCAACGGCCCCAGTGCCTTCGACGCCAGTCGGATAAATGTTCGCTTTACCAATGACGTTGGCAATTGCACCAACCTCACCAGTAGCTTCTAATCCAGCTGGAAAGACATTCGCTTCCGCAACAACTGTCACTGTCCCTACAGAGCCTGTGGCCTGCAAGCCAGTTACAGGAACATTTGCTTCGGCAACAACTGTGACTGAACCAACGTTACCTGTGGCACCAGCGTTGGTAATGGAGTCTTCGCCAAAGGCTAATTGACTCCATGTCCCCCGACCCCAGCCGGAAAAGGGGACGACAACGTCAGACATTACTGAAACCTCGCCTGTTTAGGGCGAGTTATAGCATTTACAATGTCTTCGCCCTTCTTCAAGCGTCTGTGAACCGATGCAATAGATATTTTATATTCTTTACACCAATCGGTAATTAACTTTCTTTGCCCGTTAATTTCAATGAAACGAACCTGACGCGAATTAATCCGTTGCGTTCGCCTATCAGCCCAACGAACATTTTTTGCGGTGTAGTCTCCGTCGTTGTCTATTCTATCTAAAGACGCTTCTGGAAAAGGCTTTTTCCCAACATCTTTCAAAAAGGATGGAAAGCATTCCCACGTTACACAATAGCCAATTCCCCTACCGCCGTAGTCCTTGTATTGCGGATGGTTATGATTATTGCATCTCGACTTCATGTTGCACCATGTTGCATATAACGGATGGTAACGATAACCGTGTTTCTTTCCCATTTCATTTTCCCTTTTCTGAAAGGATACACGAAACAAGAAAGAAACGCAATTTCTCGTATTGCTAACTGATGCGAATAATCGCGTTACTTGCGTCCGCTGTTGGGAATACGATTGTGAAGTCACCCGCTGTTGACGTCTTGTCTGCGCCAAAATCCAAAACAACAACGCTAGGATCACCTGTCGCAGTATCGTTATAGATCAACGCTCCACGCGCCGTAATCGTCGCCGTAGAAAACGTCAAATCAGCAAAGTCTGCGAACGCGGTTGTACCAGATGTCGTAGGCGTAACATTTGTCAATGTGCCGCCACCAGCAGAATAACCTGTACCACTTACCTCATTCGTAGCGGTATATGCAGTAGTTGAGGCATCAAAAGATGCACTGTTAGTATATAGCGCCAACTTAAAAGTATTTCCCGTAGACGCAGTAAAATCGTGTGTTGCAGTCATAAGCTCTTTTTTAAAGCTCGTGCACATAAAGTTGCCAGTAAAGGCCATGTCACATTCTCCTTATGAGTTCCGCAAGCTCTGAGTGTCCTGCGTCATTGATAGCGTTGTATATTGTAGTTCTATCACTTTTTACTGCTTCGCGTAAGTAGAACTCAATGACTTTTGTGATGTTGCGCTTATAGGCTAACGCCTGATCACGAATTGCAGGAGGGGCAGAATCTCCTATAGCAACTATTTTATCAGCACACCTTTGTGCAACCTCTTCAGGAGTAAAGCCACGATTATTCGTGGTTTTTACATCTACCTTAAAATCTTCTGGCAATCTTATATCCAAAGCAGGTATCATGTTTTCTCCCTAATAATAAGACCTGTGCGATACGCATCAGTAACCTCTTGAGACTCTCCAAAATTCTTAACGCGAGAAAGAGCCTCAGTAAAACGTTGTGTATAATTCTGTATTAAATCTCCTTCACCCTTCATAAACGTATATGCTTCAATAAGAGATCCATACAACAAGGCTACTGACGCATTTGTACTCAACCATGTTGTTCCACTTCCCGCGCCAGCCGTTAAAGAGTTAGGTCGATAAAAATAATGAAGTTCAACAGCATAATTAGAATCGGGCGTTGGACCTAAAATTAAGTTATCTATATCAAATTGCGCATAATAACGAGGAGCACCTGTCGTTGCGCCATTTGGGTTAAAAGACTGAATAAAGTTTACATCTTTAAACAGCATAAACTCTTTATTACTACCATTCGTAAACGAAAGACTAAATGGAGCAAGATAATCTGTAGGAAGCGCAAGATATTGATTGCTTGCGGTTAAAGTTCCGCTTTGATTTTTGCGAAACACATCTAACTGAGCAATTTTTAAAATACGCTCCTCTGCGTTTTTAATAAATATATTAAGATTGTTCACAAAGGTTGTCTCTGTGTTCTCAGTATAGTCTTGAATTGCAGTTTTTAGTTCATCGTATGTAAAACTCATGAGATCACCACTGTAACTTGACCCACATAACCGATGGTATTCATCTTATTCTGCGGGGTAGGAAATATATTGTCACCAACGCTCACAGAAACTGCGCCAGCTTCTGGATCGGGGCGCGGGTTTCGTAGTGCCTGTGCATCTGGACGTGCTCTAAGAGGTTCTAATTGAGGGTGCTTTGCTTCCCACTCATCTTTGCCTACTAAAAGACCATTCCACTCCTTTCGCATGTCATGCAATCGGTAGCGAAAACCTGATCGGTCAGAAATACCATATGCCCACTTACCAGTGGCATACTTAGACATAACGATAGTTCCTCAAGTCTGGCGCAACGCGGAAGGACGCACGATCACGATCTTCGTCCATTGCTCGGTTAAGTTCTTCTTCGTACAAAGCCTTGAGCATTTGCATGCGGTCTGGCGCACGTTTTACACTGATGTAATAAGCCAAACCCGCAGCAAGCGCAGGGTAAAACCGAAACGGAACACCAAGAGTGTTAGTGTATGTATCTGCGTCATCAAGTCGCGTCAAAGCATCATACAGCACAACATCTGTACTATTGTCTGGCAAAGGCCACATTTTCAAAACAGGTGTAATTTGACGGTCTACAAAAAACTGAGTTGGGCGTCCCTGAGTTGTTTTTGTAGGAATATTCAGATATTCATCACGACTGATACGATCTAGGGCATAATCAGTCCCATCACGGCGCACAACAAGTGAAAGAACATCTATTACGTCAGTGCCAAGATCATAATCACCATCATTGGATGTAACCGTGAATGATCTTTGCTCAATTGTCCATTGATTCAAGCCGCGATTGGCCCAATCCGCAAACATTAAATTCATGGATCTTTTCGCGGTTTTTAGGTCATAACCAGTGCGGACTTCTAAACCACAACGCTCAAAAGCCTCTTCGATGTAGTCTGCTACATCTAATTCAAAGTCTGTTGAGCCTGATACGGTCATTTTTTATTCCTTTTAAGCGATTTAACGCGCTTCGGTTTGCCAGCAGGCTGACCAAGACGTTTCTTTTGAGATATTCTACTACGCTTTTCGCTTGATGTCATCTCCGAAGCTGTTTTTGGCGTTTTTGAACTTACACGCTTAGTTGGCCTGCAATATGGAGTCCCGCGCTTTTCGCCCTTTTGACGCCCACACGCCTTACCAGTGCGGACATCCTTCCAGTCTTCCTTGAACCAGCGTTTGAGTGCAGCACCCTTTTTTGTCTTACGAACAGCCATTACGAATAGCTCGTTACTTTGCGACGATTTGTCATTACCTTGCCGCAACCGTTTGCAATTGCTTCTCCACCACCCAACATACGGCGCACTGGGCGCTTACGATACTCGTTTGATGGCTCAATAACGCCACCCGCAGCCTTTTTTACGGGCTTTTTCTTACTTTTATTTCCCCAGTTACTAGCGCCCACTTTTCGACACTTTGCGATTGCTCCGCTTGCGTATGCGCTTGGAAACACTTTGTACCTTGCTTTTACCTTTCGATAACATGCGTCCTTTGGCATTTTTCTTCCTCTTCATAGGCGGCTTCATTACCTGCTGCGCCATTTGTGATCGGCCTATAGCCATATTAACACTTCCAACGCTTACGAGCTTGCCTCAAGCGGCTGTTTGGATCTTTTGCTGCTTTGGGAAACTTCTTCATTTGACCTGCGGAACGCGCACAAAATGACTTGCGCCGTTTGGCATCTTTACTGCCCGGCTTAACTTTGCCTGTAACTGCGGTTTTAAGTTTAGAGCCGGGATTTGCTTTACGGTAAGCAGCAACTCCCTTTTGGGTCATGCCTGCACCAGCTTTAGTCTTGCGATAATTACCGCCCTTACCAGTGGTTTTGCGTATCGGATTTTCTTTTTTACGAGCCATTTGTCCAATCCTCGTTTTGTATATATACAAATTCCATTGACGCAGAAACATCAAAGCTAACCGACCCAGAGGAAGAAAACGCCCTCATCTCCAAGTCTGTTTTTTCTGT